GACCTAATGTCTTTTAATTTATTAGAAATTAGTGCTAGATGCCAAATCGATTTAAGAACTCAAAACAGATTGATAAATGAAACAGAAATACCTAGTAAAGTAAAATTGTGTGTATTACATCTAATTACTGCAATAAATGGTTATGCTAATTCAACAGAAAATGCAAGCGGTAATATAACAAGTGAGAATACAGATGGTTATTCTGTAAGTTATATAACTGCTGAAAAAGTACAAGAAATAGTAAAATCAAAAAACGTAGAATTGCAAGATATTATGTTAACAGACTTATATGGAGTTAGTGTTAATGGAGAACATATTTTGTATGATGGAGTTAAATAATGTTAACTAACGCAAGTATTACTGTTTATCATAAAGGTTTTGATGAAACAACTAGGTTAGAAACTTGGGAAAGACATAATTACGATAAAGTATGGTTCTATGGTGGCAAGGGTGCTGGAATTAATAAAGGGTACGATAATGCCAATGATATTCAAATCAGAATACCTTATAGTGCTGATTTAGAAATTGGAAACTTCTCGATAGGTGATATTGTAGTACACGGCACCCTTGACCTAGATATAACAACAAGTGAAGACATATCTGATTATGAAACATATGTAATAACAAGTATTACTAATAATACTTTTGGAAATAATCCACATATACATTTAGGTGGTAGATAATGCCAGTTAAAATGCAACCCACAAGCCAAATAAAAGCAAGTCTAGGTATTGAATCTAATGGTAGGGTACAAAGGTTCTTTACACACACTTGTAGAATGCATATGGATAAATATGTTCCTATGGCTAACGGAAATTTAAGAACGAACGTAATTGAAACAGCAGACAAAGTAATATACAAATCTCCATATGCACATTATATGTATGAAGGTGAGTTATACGTTGATGCTGAAACTGGTAGTTCTTGGGCTAGAAAAGACTCTATAAAAGTTCCTACTGGTAAACCATTAACTTATCATACGGCTGGAACAGGACCACATTGGGATAAAAGAATGTGGAGTGCAGAAAAAGATAAAGTATTACAAGAAGTACAAGATTATATTGGGAGGTAAATAATGGATTATACAGATACAAGAATAGCAAAATTAAGAGAGTATTTATTAAACGTATTAGATACAATACTAGAGAATAATAAATCTCAAATTAATGCAAATATGTTATCTAACAAGATTAATAATTATTCATTAGATAAAATACCTGCTGATGTAGATATTGAAAGTTGGATAATACCGGTAGTTATACAAAAAGATGTGTTTTCATTTAGAAGTAGAATGTCTTATTCACAAGATACAATAGTTAATCTAAAAAATATGGGTTTCTTTGAACAATTTGAAGCAATAATAAAATCTAATAATGACAAAGGCGTTTTGCCTGAAATCGAGGGTATTGAAAGTATTGAATGTCTAAACTGTGGAACTATGAATAATACAGATGGAACCACAGCCGAGTTCGATATTCAAATACAAATAACATATAGAAACGAAAGTAAAGAAGATTATACAAGTTTATAAAGGAGGAATAATAATATGGCTGATTATGTACCAAGTGGAATTGAAAAAATTAATAGAAGTCAATTCTTAACATATTTAGATACAACACCATCAAGTTTGTCTCCAACTTGGGGCATCTTGGGCGTTGGTATCACAGAATACGGAATTAGTTACAATCCACAAGTTGATACAGAAAAATGGATAATCGAAGATAACGCAAGAACAGACCATTCTAGTAATCAAAAACAAGGAAACGTAACTCAAAAATGTTATAAAGGAGATGCAGTGTTCGAATTTATAAACGCTGGACGTGACCAATTAAATTATAAATCACACGTTCTTGATATTGATAGATGGAATGGAACAGGAAGTAATTATCCAGCAAAAATGAACGATGTAATTATAACAGTTACAAATTATATGGGTGAAAATGCCGAAATAGAATACGACATTTATTACGACGGAGATAGTGTAGAAGGTACAGTTACTTTTGCAGGTAACGTTCCAACATTTACACCAACAACAAGTTTGTAAAACCTATGAGGGTTGGAGGAATAATCCTCTAACCTTCTTTTATTTTAGAAAGTGAGATGTGAAATATAATGACAGACAATTATATTCAATTGAATAAAAATGATGTATTAAGATTGGGAATAAAAGATAGCGAAGGAAATCCGACAGGAGAATATCTTGAATTTGATTTAGAAGATATTGAATTACCTATAAGATATCAAGATTTACTTGAACAAGAAAAAAAGAATATGGAACGTTTAAGAAATACAACTTTGATTATAGATAAAAGACAAGATGTTAAAGGCAAAAAACTTTTATCTAAAAATGAAGAAGATGAAATAAGAGCAACAATAGATTTCTTTAAAAAAGAAACAGAAATATACAATATGTTTCTTGGGGAAAATGGCGTTCAAAAATTATTAAATGGTAGAAAATTCAATTGGGGAACATTGGGAGAAATAAATCAAATTATAGACAAACAAATATTACCCCATATAGATTTTAAAATAGAAAATATTGCGGATAAAGTTGCAAAAAAGTATTCTCAATTAATTGATAAAAGTAAAGAGTTGAAAGTGGATGAGTGATTATCCAGAATATGTAACTATAAATAATAATAAATATAAAATAAATACTGATTTCAGAGTTGCGATAGAATGCAACAAAATTGCAGAAGATGGTAAGATAGGAGATTTTGAACGTTTTTTAGCTATTATTTATTTATTATTTGGTGAAGATGCTATAAAACATACGGAAGACTATGAAAAGTTGCTTAAATTGGCTGAAAAGTACCTTTCGTGTGGTAAAGAATTAGATACAAAATCAAACGAAAAACCAGATATGGATTTTGTTGAAGATTATGACTATATAGAAGCAAGTTTTATGAGTGATTATCATATAGATTTATCTAATACACAAATGCATTGGTGGAAGTTTTTTAAATTAATGGAAGGTTTATCTAATAGCGAAACAGGAGATTGTTGCATATTAAATAGAGTGAGAAATTTAAGAAACTTTGATGCTAAAGAAATTAAAGATAGTAAAGAACGCCAAAAAATAATGAAAGCAAAAGAACAAGTTGCTTTAAAGAAAAACAAAAAAGAGTATCATCTTACTGCTGAACAAGAAAGAAGTATGGAACAACTAAATAAAATACTCGGTTTATAGAAAGGAGGATTTTTATGGACGGTTGGGTAACAATAGGAACAAAATTAGAAACAAAAAATTTTGATAAAGAGATAGCAAGAACAGAAAAAAAATTGGCTGAATTAGAAAAATCATATGAAGAAATGTATGCGAAAGCACAAGCAAAAGCAGAACAAGAAGGATTATTAGTAAATGAAGATGCTTTTACAGATATAAGAGCAGAAATTGAAAAGACAAAGAATAAACTTATAGATTTACGAAGAAAACAAGAAGATTTGAAAAAGAGTAATCCATTCGAAGGTGTAGGTTCTTCTTTAAAAGATGCTACAAAAAAAATAGCAAAATGGTCTTTGGCAATATTTGGTGTTAGAGCAATGTATGGTTTTGTTAGAAAATTAACTTCTAACTATTTATCACAGAATGAACAATTAACCCAAAAGATAGAAGGTATGTGGACAGGATTATCACAAATTATAGGACCAATTATTGAAAAAATAATAAGTTTTATACACAAATTGGTAACTGCTGTATTATATTTTGCTTCTGTATTAACAGGAACAAATTATATACAAAAAGCAAATGCTCAAATATTAAAAAATCAAAAGAAACAAACAGATGCATTAACAAAATCAAACAATAAATTAACAGCAAGTTTTGATGAAATGAATGTGTTGAGTGATAATTCATCGGGTGGTGCTGGTAGTAGCGTTGCTAATGCAGAATTGTTTGATATAAGTGATTTGGGTGAAGGAATTAAGTCAACAATAGAAAAAATCGCAAAAAAATTAAAACCTGTTTATAAATTTATAAAAAAAATTATAGATTGGGCAAAAGAACACCCTGACGCAGTAATAACAATATTAGGCGGTTTAGCATTAGTATCATTGTTAAAGAAAATAATTGGTGGTTCTGGTACAGGCCTTTTAGGGTTAACTGGTTTGCTAGAAGAATTACTTGCAATTGGAGTCATATATATAACAATAAAAGTAGCTTATGAAACAATTAAAACGATGAGTTATTTAGAAGAAACTAGCGATTTAGTTTCTGAAGTTATTGATAAAGGCGACGCTTTGGAAGAAGTTTTAGAAAATAATGCAAAAAGCGCTGAAAGAGGAAGTAAAGAAGTAAAAGAATTATCAGATTATAATTTAAAATTAATAAAAAGTTCTATGGGAGTTGCAGAAAGTAGTGGTAAAACCGCCGAAAGTATAAAAGGATTTTTGGCAATAGTTGATGGTGGCAAAGCTATTATAAATGGAACAACTTCAGAAGCATCAAAGTATAGAGATGAGATGGAAAGAGGTATTATAAGTGCTATGCAAGCGTATTCTAGCCAATTTAAGTTATATAATCAAGGCAAATTAACAAAAGAACAAACAAGAGAATTAAAAGATATTTCAAAACAATATTATGAGCAACTTGGTAATTTGATAATGGTTTATGATGAGTTAGGTTTAGATACTGTATATCTAAAACGAATGCAAGCAGAAACAAAAAAAGTAATGGACCAACTTAATAATTCAACAGAAATTCAAAATAAAGATTTACAAGATTTAGCTAAAACAATTGATACACAAACTAAAAAGAAATTGAAAGAATTAGGAATAAGTATAGATGAAAATGGAACAGTAAAAGTTAAAGATTTATCTAAAGCTATTAAGAATTTGCCAGAAATAAAGAAAATAATGTTAAATGTAGATGCAAATGATAGTGGTGCAAAATCAGTAATAAATAATTTAATAAGTAATGTTGAAAAGACTTTAAATAAATTGCCGGGTATGAAACTTATGAAAATTAAATTACCAAGACTTGCAAGAGGTGGTATTGTTAATAATCCCGGTCCCGGAGTTATGATGGGAAGTTATGTTGCTGGTGAAAAAGGACCAGAAGCAGTATTGCCACTTGATGATGCAACAATGAATAGACTTGGAGAAGCAATAGCAAGACATATGACAATAAATGCTAATATCACAAACAATATGAATGGAAGAGTAATAAGTAGAGAATTACAAAAGATAAATGCAGAGAATACTTTTGCATTTAATAGTTAGGAGTTGGTTAAATGTTCATAAATAAAAACAGTATAGAAATCAACAATGTTAAAATGGGACAATATATTACCGAAGTAACATATGGTTATCATAAATTATGGTCAAGCGACAGCGGACGTAATTTAGCTGGCACGCAAAGTGGTACATTAATTGGCATATTTCCTAAAATAACATTACAATTTAGAAAATTAACAAGAGATGAAATAGAATTACTTGCACCAATATTTGATAGTGCAACTCAAACTACTACTTATTATGACGCAAAAAAAGGAACAAGCGTAACAATGTCAACATATAGTGGAGATTGGGAACTTAAAAACAAGAATTTTATAGATAGCGCAAGAAAAGCAGAGCCATTTAGTTGGGCTGTTATTAGCAAAAAGAAAAGAGCGTGATTAAATGAAAGTTCACACTCAAACATATAAAGAGAATGTAAGTTTATTAGGACGTGAATTAGATAGCAAAATTACTTATATATTAAATGGTGTAGAAACAGAGTTGGGTAGTGAAGAACTTAATTCTGTAACACCACATTATGAAGGTGCTATTCTTAAATCAGTAATGAAACAACTTGATATAGATAGCAATATTGAAATACCAAAAGACACGATAGTTAATTACCAATTCGGAGTTAAAGTTGGCGAAGATGCAAACGGAAATGTTTATGAATATATAGATTATGGAAATTATATTGTATATGACGTTGAGAAACAAGAAGATACAAGCAGTTATAAAATAATATGTTATGATAAATTGCTTTATTCAATGAAAGATTATGAAGATTTAGGAATATCGTATCCATTAACAATAAATGATTATATATCAGCGGTATGTACAGAGTTAGGGTTAACATTTGCGAATGATGAAGATACTTATGTTAATTATGATAAGATAATAGAAGCGGAAAGATATTTAACAGAAGATGGCGAAAGTCTAGGATATACATTCAGAGATGTACTAGATGAATTAGCGCAAGTAACAGCATCTACGATATGTATAAATGATGACGATGAATTAGAAATAAGGTACATAACAAATACAAACGATACAATTGATGAAGAATATTTTAAAGATATAAATGTTAATTTCGGGCAAAAATACGGACCTATTAATTCGGTGGTTCTATCAAGAAGTGCAGGAAGCGATAATATATATTTAAAAGATGATGCTAGTATTCAATTAAATGGATTGTGTGAAATAAAGATAGAAGATAATCAAATATTAAATTTTAATGATAGAGATGAATTTATACAAGGAATATTTAATCAATTAGATGGTTTAGAATATTACTTAAATGATTGTTCTAGTACAGGAATTACTTATTATGATTTGTGTGACAGATATAGCGTATCAATAGGAAATAATACATACAGTTGTGTAATGTTTAATGATGAAGTTCTGGTAACACAAGGATTAGAAGAAAATGTACATACTGATATGCCAGAACAAACTGAAACTGATTATACAAAGAGTGATAAAACAGATAACAAAATAAATCAAGCGTATGTAATTGTTAATAAGCACGAATTAGATATTCAAAGTTTAACAAGTCAAACTAGCAAATTAAACAATGATGTTAATGGGACGCCAACTTATGAAATATTTACTAACTATACAATAGGAGATACGATTACGGGTACTGTGTATGAATTAATAGATGATGAATATACAGAAACCGAAGATACTACATATTTAGCAAATAAAAACTATTATATAAAAGTTAATACTGGTGGATTAAGCAATCAAATAACAACGGTAACAGAACAAGTTAATCAAATACAAACAACAACATATACAAAAACACAAATACAATCTATAACAAGCGGACAAAATTATTTCGTAACAAACGATGAAACATATCAAAGTGGTACAAAGTATTATGCTTTAGTAAGTAATGAATATATTTTATTAATAGAAGGAACTGATTATATAGTTGGAAACGCTATATCAGGAACAGTATATGAATATGGTGCTGTTAGTAATGTATCAAGTGAAGAAATTAATATAGATAGTAGCGGAATGACAGTAGCACATTTAAACGGTGAAGGCGTAATAGATAGTCCAACGGAAGGTACATATAATCAATACGGCGTATCATTAAAAGAAGTTAACGATGGTACTGTTGGAGATGAAATATTCTTTTAATGAT